TAACCTGAAAGCAGTAACGGATCTTCCGTAAAAGCATCTTCGAGATACGTCTGCATTGCTTCCGGTAGTTGATCCCACACAAGACGAAATGAGAACGTAGCAGGATTCATAAGGCCATACGGCAGCGAATCAAACTCTGCTGTTAGTGCGCCCATCTCAAGCAGTACCACTTCTGGCAACGGTACGATCGTGTCACCAAATGCGCCGTCGTAGCTTATCATGTCCAGCCGCACTTGCCATCCGTTCGGCATAGTGCGAGCAATGCGGTAGTGTGCCATTAGCTGCGCTTCCTATGCTCAAACGTGAGCGTTAAAGTACGATTGCCGAATTGCTTATTGATTGCCGTATTGTTGGACGTCAACGTTACCGGATATACATACGTTGCCGCAGGATAAGCCCGCGAGCCACCATCTACGCGAAGGTATAGATATTTGAAATCTCGGATGATGTTTAGCAGCGTAATCATGTCCTCCATATCCTGTTCTAGCGATACGCTCGTTGCGTTGTAACTAAACGGATAGGTCTCTATTTGAAACTGTATACGGCGCGTCGTGAATCCTATGACCGTGCCACTTACATCTTCAAGCGTGCCTGTGTTGAACACATAGTCGAATTGCGGTGCAAGGATGAAAACGCTCTTGTTTGTCGCGGTAGTCAACGCTGATATAAGCATCATTGCCCCGCCATAGGTCGCATCGCTTGTTGTCGTAGCCGTATCGGTATTGCTGCCGTACAGCGTCATTGTCCAGTTACTCTTTGCTGGCATGTTATCCTCTCAACTTTCTTGCAATCATTCGTGAGCGGTCACGCTCGTAAAGGTACGTATCCATGCCTACCTGCACATCAACGCCCATGTTGCCTTGTATCCCATTCGGCATTGAGTCCAGACGCTGACGAATAGCCGATAGCTCCGAGCGCATTAGTTGTAGCTCCGTTACTGGTATCGTGCTAATCTGATTGTCCGCGAGCATCTTCTGCAAAGCAGGGAATGACTCAAGCGATTTGCCGCTATGCAAGTGCTCAAGCAGCGCCCTGTTCTTGCGTGTAGTCTCTGCGGTCATTACAAACTCTTGCCCGTGGACTACGCCCGCTACTTGCTTTGTGCCGCCGTTGCCCGTGTAACCGCCTTCTTCAAAGCCAGACAATGCGGATTGCAATAATGCCTTCAACGCTTGCACGGCTGCCAAGCCCGCGATCTGTCCGAATGGTGGAGGGATAATAGAGCTGAACAAAGCCACAATTGACGGAGTGTATAGGTCAAGCAATGCGCTAACAGTCGAACCGACTACTTTCTTGAGTGCCTCCCCTGCGCTTTCACCACCTGCGACAAGCGACGCAAAAGCAGCACCCGCTGATACGGCTATCTGATTGAGTGCAGCGTCCTGTACTTCCGCTGATTCCTGCGCTAACTTCTCATCTTCCTTCTTGAGATTAGCGCGATCCTGCGTGTACTTATCTTCTATGGCCTTGAGTGCTGCCTCGTAAACTTCCTTGTCTTTGATACCCTGATCTTGCAGCGCTTTGACTTCTGCCGCCTTTAGTTTTTCAAGGTCGATCTCTTGTTTGGCTATCTCTTTTCTACGTTCAAGTGCAGCGTTGACCGTATTGATACCGTCCTGCGCTGCCTTTGCCTGCTGATCTGCGATAGCTTGGAATGCCTGCGAGATAGCCGTAGCCGTCGCACTTGCCGTCTGTTCCTGTTGTGCCTGCAAGTTCGCAAGCTGATCTACCGAATCTTGGTACGTCGCTGTACCATCCTGCAAGTTCTCGATTAGCTTTTCTTGCTCTTCATTCAACGCCGCTGCTTTGTCCGCAGCTTCGCCGTAGATAGTCGCAAAATCTACCGAGCGCAGAGCTTCACCGATGCCCCGCAATGAGTCTGCAAATATCTCGCCCGCCTGCTTTACTTGTTGCTGCCTGATCTGCGCTACGATGTCCGCTGTGCCCTTCGCAATCTCATCAGCGCTTTGCTGGTATGCGCCGCGAATCTGTAATGCGTACACATCTTTAGTATCGGATGGTAGCGACTGCAAGCGTGCAAGTATCTCTGCGCGTACTTTATTCGTACGCTCTGCATAATCGGCAGGATTTAGCAAGCCCTGCTCAATCTCTTTGTTAATCTTTGCAATAGCAGCCGCATACTCTGGAGTAGATGCAATGATAGCGTCTACCGTTGCCGTCAGTCCGCGCTCAATAGCTGATCTTTGTGCGTTTAGAACAGCCGTAGCAAGCGAGTTGTCACCGCCCGCAAAGCGTGCCTGCAATCGTGCTAGTAACTGATCCGCAACTTTGGCGTTGAGCTCTTCTACTTTCTTTGCCTGCTCTTGTGCCTTTGCCAATTCATCGGCGCGCTGCTTTGCTCGTATTTGTGCAATAGCGTCTGCGCTTTCCTGCTCTAATTTCTTGAGCTGGATATTAAGTATTTCGCGCTGCGTTGTCTCCAGCTTGCCCTTGCCTTTGATAGCTGCAAGCTGCTCATCCAATATCTTCTTCTGAAAGTCTCGCTCGATTTCAATGATCTTAATTGCGCGCTTGTTTTCGTCCTCGATAGACTGCGCATCGCGTATTTGCTGCCGCTTCTGTTCTTCCGCCGTTAGTGCTTTTAACTCTGCTTGCGCTGCCTTTAAAGCATCGGCGTATGCCTTTGCCGCTTCCGCTGCTTTTGCCTTTGCTGCCGCTTCTTTCTCTGCTAGTGCTGCCGCCTCTTCTGGAGTAAGGCCACCGTTGTTTGCTTTGTTTACTTCTTCTTGGGCTTTTGCCTGCTCATTTGTAGCGTCTGCATCTTTCTTCTTTGCTTCTGTCAACGTGCCAAATGCAGATAATGCATTTTCGATGTTGCCCAAATCAAACGAAGCAACTGCATTGATTAGCCCTACGATTGCATCGCCAAGATTCATGATAACCGTAAATACGGTTTCTCCCAACGATTTGAGATAATTCCACGCTTTCGTCAGGTAATCGCTTGCGCCTGTGACATCACCAATCCATTTTACTAGCTTGACAAAACCGCCAATTAAAATCTGTACCGGCGCAAAAGCAATTCTTAAAACCGTGGTTAGAACTTTCAATCCAAGTACAAAGCCGTTTACTGCAACCGTTACGATTGTGCCTATAACATTGCCGAGCGTCTTCAGAATGTTCGTATCACCGCCAAGCCCAGAAAACGCCCCGACAATTACATCCTTGACCTTGCCAAATCCGTCGATGATAGGGGATATAATAGGCGCAATAAGTTCTTGGTAAACTCTATTAAGCGCCTGCCCTACTTCTTTCTTTGCAAGCTCAAAGATGCGCCCAAAATCTGGCGGCGGTATCGTTTGGTCGATTACCTTGCCCGCTTCTTGTGCTGCCTTCTTAACTGCCGCTGTATCAATTGGCGCGCTGAATATCTTGCTATACGCTTCACTACCAATGTCTTCCGCGATAGAGCCGCCAAAGGTAGTGAGCAATTGACCACGTAGCGACTGCGATATTTTGCCGTCCTTAAATGCCTTGTCAATCTCTGCGATAGATTGCGTAAGCACTTCCTTACCTGATAGCGTGCCCTTCTGCGCTTGCCGTGCTAGGTTCTCAAGCTGCTTGCTCGTCTCGCCGCCGATGCCCTGCAATTGCGTTAGCAGGTCGCCTGACTTAATACGGTTTTGTAGCTCTTTGATACCATCGCCAACTTTGGCAAAGTCTTTAAGCCCTACTTCGCCCGCTTTGCCTAGCAGCCCTGTAAACTCTTCTGCGCTAAATCCAGCTTCTTTTAGATTTGGCGTGAACTCTTGGATAGCATCTAAATAGCCGCCGATATCGGTAACGCCTTTTTGTGCCCCAGATGCTACCAAATTCAGCGCATCGTTAAAGCTCAAGCCGTACTGCTTGATAAGCGGCGATAGCTTACCTACTAGCTCTGGCGTCTCCGTACCTAACGCCTGCGCTACTTGGTTTGATCGCGCTGCCGCCTCATCTAAACTATCAAGCGGTATTGCATCTCCGAGCGTCTGACGTAGCGAACCCACGATCTTCGCAGCTTCCGCCGCGCTCTCCCCTACACCTTTCAAAAAAGCATTGTCCGCTGCCGTCTCTAGCTTGCCTAAATCTTCGCCTGCTAGCCCCGTGCTAATCGATAGCTGCTTAAGCGTCTTGTCAAACTCCGCGCCCGCTGCAAATGCTTCGCCAAATGCGCCCGCTACTGCTCCAACGGTAGAGCTTAAAATCTCCATACCGCTTGACAAAGCGCCTGCTAATGGGAAAGCAGCGGCAAGGCCGTTGCTCAGTCCTTCTATTGCGCCCCCAGCGTCACCACCTTTTGCCGCTTCAAATGCGCTGGAGAGTTCTTTTTTAATGTTGGCAATAACGCCTTCTGCTTTGCTACCGTCTAGCTTTATAGTCTGCTTATCGCCTAAATCTTGCAGCTCGCTTTTGGCTGCTTTAATGTCGCTGTCATCAACTTTCGGCTTAATAGTCGGATCGATATTGTCCAACTTTTTTGCTTCTGTTAATACAGTACCGAGCTGCTTCTTTAGGTCGCTGGCATCTATGTCTATTTTGACGGTAACTTTTTCTGCCATTACTTCATTTCAAGTAGGGTATTGCAATACTTCTGCACATCCGTAATTGTTACGTGATGCCAGAATCCTTCGGTCTCAAAATCTTTTGCGTCCTGTTCCGATAGCTTGCTCTTGTCTGCCGTCGCTTTGATGCAGTCAATACCGAGCATAAGCGCGCTCATTGTGTGCGGTAGCTCCTGCATTTGCCGATGCAATGCGGCTGCCTTTATCATATTGCTCTTCGCCCATTCGGTCAGGTCAAGCTCGGTAAACGTACCGCCATTGCTGATTGCTTTGTCCACAAGTGCGGCAAACTCTGCATCTTCTGCGTACATCTTCGACACGCCCGACATGATGCGGTCTTTGCCGTGCTCTTCGATGTATGCGCTGATCTTGCCTTGCCACTCTTGCAAGAGCTTTGCGTTCGCTACTGATAGCGGGATAGGTTCAAAATTCATTGTGTGTCCTTCGAGGTTTGTTGAGACGCTTGCCGCTGGCTTTCTCGTACATGTATGCCTGTTCGCCCATGTCACCTGTCCACCACGGCTTCTTGTAATTGATTGCTTTTTGGATGTTTACCAGTTTGTAGAATTCCGCATACGCCATATCCATTACTTCGTAGTAACTCAATCCCCATTCGGGAGCGTATTGCAGA